GGGCTGGACCGCAGCGACGGGCACGGCGGCCAAAGGCGCTTACGCGACGTACGCCGGTCAAGACGTCAGTGCCGCGTACGTTGAGGCCGAGGCGCAGGCCACGGACGATGCGGTCAAGGCGCTGTCGCAGCGGTTCCTCGCATTGGAACAGGCGTGCCGTGCCGCAGGAGTGATTACCTAATGCGCTGGCCCTGGACCAAATCACAACCCGCCGCGGACGCCGCCCCCACCGAGCGCGAAGCCGCCACGCTGTCGCCGTCGCAGCACAACCGCGCCGTGGTCGACCGGCGCCTGGCGGGCCTCAAGGCCGCGACGGGCACCGGCACGGGGCAAGACGGCCTGTGCGGCGGGCTCACGCCCTGGGGCGCCCCGGCCGGCGAGGCCCCCGAGGCGCTGTTCGCGTGGTATGCCGCGCAGGGCTTTCTCGGCTACCAGTTCTCGGCGCTGGTCGCCCAGCATTGGCTCGTGGACAAGGCGTGCAGCGAGCCCGCCCGGGACGCGGTGCGCCACGGCTTCACCTGCACGATCGATGGGCTCGACGAGGACCAGCAGGACGACGCCCTGCACATGATCCACAAGGCGAACAAACGCATGGGCCTCAACGCCGCCATGCAGGATTTCGTGCAGTTCTCGCGCGTGTTCGGCGTGCGGGTCTGGTTGCCTATCGTGGAGAGCACCGACCCGCTCTATTACGAGCTTCCGTTCAACCCGGACGGCGTGACCCCGGGCAGCTATCGCGGAATGACGCAGATTGACCCGTACTGGGTCACGCCCATTTTGGACGCCGCGGCGTCAAGCAACCCGGCTAACCCGGGCTTCTACATGCCGACGTGGTGGCAAATTAACGGCAAGCTGTACCACCACACGCACCTCGTGGTCAGCACCCCGTTCCCGGTCGCCGACATTCTCAAGCCCTCGTATCGCTACGGCGGCGTGCCCCTGCCGCAGCGCATCATGGAGCGCGTCTATGCGGCCGAGCGCACGGCCAACGAGGCGCCGCTGCTGACCATGACGAAGCGGCTGGTCACGTGGAAAACCGACCTGGCCGAAAAGCTGCTGGACCAGGCCAAAACCGTCGAGCACCTGCAGGGCCTGACCGAGTGGCGCGACAACTTCGGCGTCAACATGGTCGACACCGAAGATGCTATGGAACAGCTCGAGACGTCCCTGGCGGATCTGGACGACGTGATCATGTCGCAATACGTGATCGTCGCGGCCATCGCGGGAATGCCGGTCACGAAACTGATGGGCACGCCGCCGAAGGGCATGAACGCGACCGGCGAGGGCGATGCGGAAAACTACCAGCAATCGCTTGAGAGCATCCAGACGAACGACCTGGACCCGCTGCTGGAGCGCCACCTGCTGCTGCTGACGCGCTCCGAGATCGAGCCGGCCTTCAAGGTTGCGCCCGGCACGCTCGAGGTCACGGCGGACTGGAACCCGCTCGACAGCCCGTCCGCGAAGGAATACGCCGAGATCGACAAGCTCAAGGCCGAGCGCGACGAGGTACTGGCCAACGCCGGGGCGATCGACGGCATGGATATCCGGGCCCGGCTGCGCAACGACCGGGGCGGCGACTATACCGACCTGCCGGACGTGATGCCCGATACTCCCGACGAAGAGGGCGAGGAAGCGAACGTGTTGGCCGAGGCGCAAGACGCCGACCCGCGCCCGCTGTACGTCTCGCGCCGGCTGGTCAATACCGCCGAGTTCAAGCGGTGGGCGAAGGCGCAGGGGTTCGGGTCGGTCGTCGACGACCTGCACGTCACCGTGACCTTTAGCCGGTCGCCGGTCGATTGGATGATCATGGGCGACAATTGGTCGAGCGACCAGAACGGCAATCTGACGATCGAGCCGGGCGGCGCGCGTCTGGTCGAACCACTGGGCGACAAGGGCGCCGTGGTGCTGCTGTTCAACTCGTCGGCGCTGGCCTATCGCCACGAACAGATGCGCGAGCGCGGGGCGTCGTGGGATCACCCCTCATATCAGCCGCACGTCACGATCACCTATTCCGGCACGGACGTCGATCTGTCCAAGGTCGAGCCGTACCGCGGCAAGCTCGTGTTCGGCCCCGAGGTGTTCGCGCCGCTTGACGAGGACTGGGCGTCTCGTGTCACGGAAGCGTAAGGCCCGGCCGCCTCTGACCAAAGCCAAACAGGCGCAGGGTGCGGCGGTCCACAAGGGCAAGCCGCTCCACTACAGCGCGGCGGTCGAAATGCGGTACACCGACACGCTGACCCGCATGGTGCGCCAGATGCGCCAGGCGACCGAAAGCGCGTTCCGGCGTCTCGACAGGCAATTTGCCACCGCGCAGGACGCGCTGGGCATGGACGCCCCGTCGTACGCCTCGCAGGCGCGGATCCTGACCGATGCGCTGCGCAAGCGGTTCGCCGCGGCGTTTGCGCGCCGTGCCCGCCCGGCCGCCGAGCGGATGCAGGCCCAGGTCGACGCGGCGTCCTCGGCGTCGCTGCACTCGTCGCTGCGTGAACTGTCGGGCGGTATCAGCCTGTCGACGCGCAGCATCCCCAAGCCCGCAATCGAAATGCTCAAGGCGAGCGTGACCGAGAACGTCGCGCTGATCCGCAGCATCCCCGACCAGTATTTCCTCGACGTGCAGGGCGCCGTGATGCGCAATATCCAGCGCGGCGACGGCACGGCGGGCGTCCTGCGCGAGATCGAGCGCGCCGGCGGCGTGGCCACGCGGCGGGCCGAGCTGATCGCCCGGGATCAGGTCAGCAAGGCCACGTCGGCGCTTAATGCGGCGCGGATGAAAGGGCTCGGCATCCGCAAGTTCGAGTGGATCCACTCGGGCGGCGGGAAAGAGCCGCGCAAACTACACCAGCGCATGTCGGGCAACATCTATTCACTGGACGACCCGCCCGTGATAGACGAACGGACAGGCGAGCGCGGCCTGCCTGGCCAGCTCATCAACTGCCGGTGCGTCATGCGCCCGGTTTTGGAGTTCGAGGAATAGTTATGCCGTGTGTTTACTGGGTACATTTGCCGGAACACACCGACATCACGACCGAGGGGTACGTGGGGTTCACAAAATATTCCGCCAAAAGTCGTTGGACGCGCCATCGCCGAGAGATCGTCAAAGGGGCGCGGCGATGCCGTGGATTGGCGGAAGCCGCGGACCGGCACGGGCTCGGCGCGATGCGCGTGCGCACGCTGGTCGTCGCGCCACTCGACGAGCGTGTCGCCATTGAGGGGCGGCTGCGCCCCTACGCCCATACTGGCTGGAACATCGGCCCAGGCGGTCAATCGCCCGTGCTGGGCCGTAAGCACACACCTGAGTCGTTGGTTAAGATCAACGCGCACAAGAAAGGACGTGTCGTGACGGCCGAAACGCGCGCTAAGATCGCAGCGACGTTGAGGGGCAACACGAATGCAAAGGGTGCGGACGCCGGAAATGGTCGAGACGTACCGGGAACGGGGGCGCAAACTCCGCCACACGGCCGAAGCAAAAGCGCGCATCGGGGAGGCAAGCCGCCTAAACAAACTGGCGTACTGGGCGCGAAAGCGAGCGGAAAATGACGGCTAGAATTTATGACCAAAATGGGTGGTTCGCTGTCCGTAACAACCCGCTGTCCAAGGTCGGCGTCTTCCCGTATCTCGGCGCGAGCATCGGGGCCGACGAGCCCGACCGCGTGTACATGGTCTATCGGCCCGCCGAGGAACTGGGCGCGCCCGAGTGCGTGGACAGCTTCAAGACTGTGCCGATCATCGACGACCACGAAATGCTTGGGTCGGTCGACGTCGGCCTGACGCCCGTGGAGCGCAAAGGCGTCGGCGGGGTCACGGGGGATCTGGTCGAGTTCGACGAGGCGACCGGCGTGCTGCGCGGGAACCTCAAGATTTTCTCCGAAGCCCTGGCGCGCCAGATCAACGGCGGCAAGAAAGAATTGTCGTGCGGATATCGCTGCGAGTACGATTTTTCGCCCGGAACGTGGAACGGCGTTAGATATGACGTTGTGCAACGGAAAATGCGTGGTAATCATGTCGCCGTGGTGAAAGCGGGTCGCATGGGCCCGGACGTCGCCGTTTTGGATCAAAAATTCACGTACGACCACGTGGACACACAGGAGCTCCGACCCGTGCTGGACAAAGAAACGCAGGACGCCATCGACGCCGCCGTGACCAAGGCGACCGAAGGCATCACCGCCACCGTGACCAAGGCCGTCGCCGACGCCATGCCCGCCGCTCTCGCCAAGGCGAAAGAGGACGACGAGGCCGAGGACATGTCGCCCGACGAGGACGACAAGGCTCTGGACGCCAAAGTCGCCAAGGCCGTCGCGGACGCCCGCGCCGCTGACGCCGCCGAGATCGCGTCGCTCAAGGATCAACTTGCCGCGGCCAAGCCGACGCTCGACGCGTTGGACGCCCGCACCGCCGCCGAGGACAAGGCCACGCTGGTCGAGCGTCTCAAGCCGCATGTCGGGTCGTTCGACCACGCCGCCATGGACACCGATGCGGTGGTCAAGTACGGCCTCGACAATATGCAGATCATGGGCGTCGTGCCCGGCACCGAGCGCGCCGTGCTGGACGGCTACCTGCGCGCCAAGCCGCTGCCCGTGCCCATGACCGGCGACGCCGCCATCCCGACCGACAGCCCGGTCGCCAACTACATCAAGGGGTAACGCCGCCATGGCCTTCCAATCCACTGTTGCCGCCCAGATCGGGTTCGGCGTCGTCGGCGAACTGGCCGTCGAGGGCCCGCTGGTCTCCCAGCCCGCCCGCATCGTCTCGGGCGACGCGGCCAACAACGTCGTCGGTCGCGCTTTCACCGTGACCTCGGGCGCCACCGGCTCGTGGGACGGCACCTCGGCGGATGCGGGCGACCCCGCCGCCTTGGTCGCCGCAGCGGGCGGAACCAACGCGTTCGCGGGCATTCTGGCCAACCCGAAGGTCTACCCGGGCCTCGGCACCGTCGCGGGCGGCACGCTCGCCCCGACCCTGACCGTCCCGAACCAGACGATCGGCGAACTGATCCAGGAGCACCCGGGCGTCATCGTCGCTCTGGGCGCCGCTGCCGACGTCGGCGACGTGGTGTATTACGCCAACGCCACCGGCATTCTGGCCACGACCGCCCCGGGCGCTGCGGCCCCGGCCAGCCATTCCGGCCCGATCGGTCGCGTCGAACGCTACGACCTGACCGGCTCCGGTCTGGCCGTTATCTCTGTCTTCACTCCGCGCATTCCGGCCGGCGAATAAGGAACCCTGAACGATGTCTCAAGTTCACAGCGCCTTTGACGGGGCCGGATATGTCAAGCGGGGTCCGCTCGCGCTGGACGCCTCGCAGGTCAGCGACACGATCGCCGCCGAACTGGCGCTGATCGGCATTCACTTCGGTGCGGACCATCGCCAGCAGGTCAAGAACCTGACCGCCATGGCCCTCGCCGCCGGCGCCATGGACGCCGCGCCGGATCCGCAGCCCACGGTGTACGCGGGCAACGTCGGTGCGCCGATCCAGTTCCTGCAAAAGTGGCTCCCCGGCTTCGTCCGGTCGGTCACGCAGGCCCGCAAGATCGACGAACTGGTCGGCCAGATGACGGCCGGCGACTGGGCGGACGAAGAGGTCATCCAGGGCTCGATGGAGCTGACCGGCCTTGCCGTCCCGTACGGCGACTACACGAACGTGCCGCTCGCCTCGTGGAACTTCGGTTTCGACCGCCGCACCATCGTGCGGTTCGAGGAAGGTCTGCGCGTCGGTCGCCTCGAGGAAGCCCGCTCGGGCAAGATCGGCGTTTCGTCCGGTGCGACCAAGCGTTCCGCCGCCGCCCTGGCGCTGGACATTCAGCGCAACCGGGTCGGTTTCTACGGCTACAACGCCGCGAACAACCGCACTTACGGTTTCCTGAACGACCCGGCGCTGCCCGCGTACGTCGCCGTGACCGGCGCTGCGTGGACCTCGGCGACCTTCCTGGTGATGACCGCCCAGATCCGCACCGCTCTGGCCGCCCTGCGCACCCAGTCGGGCGACACGATCGACCCGAACACCGCCCAGATCACGATGGCCGTTGCGTCCAACCGCATCGACTATCTGACCACGACCACGGATTTCGGTATCTCGGTCAAGGGCTGGCTGAATGAGACCTACCCGAACGTCCGCGTCGTCTCGGCTCCCGAGCTGAACGGTGCGAACGGCGGCGCCAACGTCTTCTACCTGTATGCCGACCGGGCGACCGACGACAACGGGTCGGACGACGGCGGGCAAACGATGGTGCAGATCGTCCCGAGCCGCTTCATGCTGGTCGGTGTCGAACAGCAGGCCAAGGCGTACGTCGAGGACTATGCGAACGCGACGGCCGGCGTGCTGGTCAAGCGCCCGTATCTGGTGGTCCGTTACACCGGCATCTAGTCACGGGCGGAACAATAGGCTACGCAAGGGGCTCTGCAATCGCGGGGCCCCTTTTCGTATGCCCGCCAGGAGGACAGAAACCATGGCCAAGGCCAAACACGACCATTACGTCTTTTCGACCATGTCGGCCCCCGTGACCTATTCCACCTCGCGCGAGGTGCCGGGCCGCGACCTGCCCGAGATTATCCCGGGCATCACCATCGCGGGCGGCGTCGGCGTCGCGGACAAGAAAACGCTGGTCACGCCGCAGGGCGCAATGGTTACGGGTATCAGCGCCGAACAGCTCGCCCGTCTGCGCGAGGACCGCGTGTTCATCGAGCACGAAAAGAATGGCGCGATCCGCGTATCGGATCACGACGAGGAGCCCGAGGTGGTCGCGTCGGACATGCGCGGCCGCGACGAGAGCTCCCCGATCACGCCGCAGGACTACGAGGCCGAGGGCAAGGAAGCGCCCAAGGTCGGCGCGGACGTCGAGGACGCCCCGAAGCGCAACCCCCGCAAGGCGTAACACTCCGTGGCGCAGCACACGCTCGACATTCCGGCATTCCGTCTCGCCTTCCCGGCGTTCGCCAACACGACCACCTACCCCGACGCGACGATCACGCTGCGCTGGGGCGAGGCGGTCGTGTATCTGGGCGACTATGACGGATGCCTCTTGTCGGGCGTGGCGCTGCAGTCCGCTCTCAACTACCTGACGGCGCACCTGCTGGCGTCGTTCGACATTATCGCCCGGGGCCAGACGCCGGGCATCGTCACCGACAGCCGCGTGGACAAGGTCGCCGTGAGCCTGGCGCCCCCGCCGACCCGCGACGGATGGCAATGGTGGCTGGCCACGACGCCGTACGGCGTCCAGCTTTGGGCGCTGCTGACCGCCAAATCCGCCGGCGGCTGGTACGTCGGGGGTCGCCCCGAGCGTCTCGGCTTCCGGCGCGTCGGCGGGGGCTTCGGCTAATGTCCGTGCGTCGGGACCGCTCGGGCGGCGACCGCCTGACCGTGGCGCTGCGTGACATTGACGGGCTGGTCGGCAAGACCGGCTATTTCGAGACGGCCAAATACCCGGACGGAACCCCCGTGGCCTATGTGGCGACCATTCACGAATACGGCGCGGCTGGCCAAGGCATCCCCGCTCGCCCGACCATGCGTCCGACCGCCGCGGACAAGCGCACCGAGTGGGCCGGGCTGATGGCCAAGGGCGCACGCGACGCCCTCAACGGCAAGATGACCTCCCGCGACGCCTTGGAGCGTCTGACGTTGCGCGCGGCCGGGGACGTGTCCAAGGCCATCAGCGCATTGCAGACGCCCGCTCTGTCGCCGCGCACCATCGCGCGCAAGGGCTTCGACAAGCCGCTCGTCGACACCGGCCTGATGCTCCGCAGCGTGACGGGCGTGGTGGAGCCGAAGGGGTCGCAATGAGCACGCCGGGATCCAATGTGCTCGCCCTGGCGCTGACCGCCATTGCGCCCCAGCCCGTCGAGTATCGGGCGTATACCGGCAAGACGACGCGTGCGGACGGCCAGCAGGTCGCCGCGTTTGCCGCCCCCGTGACCCTGTACGGCTCGTGGCAGGCCGTCCCGTCGTCGGACAAGGCGGCGTACGGCCTTACGCTGTCGATGGACTATGCGGTGTTTTATGCCTCGACGCCGATGCAGAACGCCGTGCGCGACGAGGCGCCCGACCAGTTCACCTATGCGGGCCGTCGCTGGTCGATCGTGTCGCGCACGGGCTGGTTCGTCATGGACGGATGGGATAGCGTGCTCGTCGTCGATATCGGCCCCGAACCCACGCCCGAACCATGACCGACTACGCCCGCGCCGTCACGATCCGCACCGCCCTGCTGGCCGGGCTCGTCGCCAACGGGTCGAGCGCCGAGGTCGTCCAGTTTGACCCGATGACCACGCAGGGGCGCCCGAGCGGGCCCGCCGTGCTGTTCCAAAAGCTGTTCGACCGCCGGTACGGCTTCGCCAAACGCGACGACGTGCCGGACCCGGACGAACCAACGCGGATGATCCACCGCGAGACCCAGTATTACGAGAGCACCTACCAGTTCGAGGCGGTCGGGCCGTCCGCCCAGCCCGGCGCGACCTTGCCGACCGCAACGCCTTCGGACCTCGTGAACCTGGCCGCCGGCGTCGTGCAATCCGACGCGTTCATGGACGCTCTGCGGCAGGGCGGCCTGGCCGTCCTGCGCGTCACGCAGGTGCGCAACCCGTTCATGCAGAATGACCGGGAGCAATTTGAGGCGGCGCCGTCGTTTGATTTAGTAGTGACGCACGAACAGATTATGCTATCAACGACGCCAGCCGCCGTTGTCGGCGAACTCCGCATGGCGAGGGTCTAGGAATGAGCATCGACATTACCCGGTACGTCCAGATCACGAGCGCCGTTGCGGCGACCGGCGGCGTTCCGCAGCGGGAGCTGATCCTGCGCCTGTTTTCCGAGAGCCCGCGCGTCCCGGTCGACAGCATCATCGAGTTCACGAGCGCCGCGGACGTCGGGGCCTATTTCGGTACCTCGTCGGTCGAGTACCTGCGCGCCCGGGCCTATTTTGCCTTCATCAGCAAGTCCCTCTCGACGCCCCGCAAGATCAGCTACGGGCGCCACGCTCGCACGGCCAGCCCGGCGCGCATTTACGGTGCGGTGCCGATCGCATCGCTGACCGAGTTTCAGGCCATCACGGCGGGCACGCTGGCCCTGACCGTTGGCGCCGAGACCGCCAGTCTCACCGGCCTGAACTTTTCGTCCGCCGTGTCGTTGGCGAACGTCGCCTCGATCCTGCAGACCGCCATCCAGGGCGCGAGCGGCGACCAGTTCGCCACCGCCACGGTCGCCTATGACGCCACGTCCGGATCGTTCAACTTCGTCGCGTCGTCCGGCGAGACCGCAGCGGCCGACATTTCGGTCAACGCCGCCGCAGCCGGTTCGGTCGCCCCGTCGTTCGGCTGGTCCACGGGTGCGGTGTTCTCGCCCGCGACGCCCGCCCAGACGATCACCGAGGCGCTCGACGCCAGCGTGGCCATCAGCAACAATTTCGGGTCGTTCGCCTTCGTCATCACGACCCTGACCGTGGACGAAACGGTCGAGGCGTCCGCGTGGAACGCCGCGAACAACATCCTGTTCATGTTCTGCGCCCGCGCCAGCGTGACCGACGCGGTCGCCCTGTCCGCCGCGACCATCGACAAGGCGGGCACCGGCCTGACCCTGGCCCCGGTGTCGACCGAGTACCCCGAGCAACTGCCCGCCGCCATTCTCGCCGCGACGAACTACGCCCGGGCGAACTCGGTGCAGAACTACATGTACCAGCAGGCCGACCTGACGCCCGCCGTGACCACGAACACGCTGGCCGACCTCTACGACCCGCTGCGCGTCAACTATTACGGCCAGACCCAGACGGCCGGCACGAACATCAGCTTCTATCAGCGCGGCGTGCTGATGGGCGGCGACACGGCCCCCGTCGACATGAACGTCTACGCGAACGAAATCTGGTTCAAGGATGCGGCACAGACGGCGATCCTCGCCTTGCTGCTGGCGCTCCCGCGCATCCCGGCCAATGCGGACGGTCGCGGTCAGATCCTTGCCATCCTGCAAGACCCGATCGACCTGGCGCTGTTCAACGGCACGATCAGCGCCGGCAAGACCCTCACGACCGCGCAGCGTCTGTACGTCACCGAGCTGACGAACGACCCCGACGCCTTCCAGCAAGTCCAGTCCATCGGGTATTGGGTGGACTGCGCGATCGAACCCCGAACCGTCGATGACCGCACCGAGTTCGTCGCCGTGTACACGCTCGTGTACTCGAAGGACGACACCGTGCGGAAGGTCGAAGGCCAGCACATTCTCGTCTAAGGCAGGACCATGGCAAACGACGTTTCCGGCTTCGGCCTTCGCATCCGCCTCACCGCTTCGCGCACTTTCCCGGCGGGCTTCACCATCACGCAGTTCGCCGACGACGCGGACCCGTTCGACCTGCCGTCGATCCAGATTGCCGACAAGGCGATGGGCCTGAATGGCGACCTGATCACGTGGTCCAAGGCCAACCCGATCACGCCGACCATCAACGTCATCCCGGGCAGCGAGGACGACCGGAACCTGGCCGTGCTGCTCGAGGCGAACCGCGTGGGCCGCGGCAAGTCCGGTGCGCGCGACACGATCACCATGACGGGCACCTACCCGGACGGCCGCAGCATCACGCTCAATGCGGGCGTGATCACGGACGGGATGCCGGGCAACAGCGTGGCCAGCGCCGGGCGCCTCAAGAGCAAGCCGTACGCTTTCGCGTTCGAGGGCATGTCGCGCGCCTAGACACTCACGGGCCTGCGGTTTACGGTGCGGCCAATCCTCTCGATAAGGAACCGCCATGCTCTACCCCAAGGATCTCGAACTGCCCACCCCGACGCCGGACAACCCGGACAAGGTCACGACGTTCGTGCTGTCCAAGTTTCCGGCCGTCGCGGGCCGCGAGATCGTCGCCAAATACCCCGTGAGCAACATGCCGAAGCTGGGCGACTACGCCGTCAGCGAGGCGACCATGCTCAAGCTGATGGCATTCTGCGGCGTTCGCGTGGACGGGCGCGACGAGCCCTTGATGCTGACCAGCCGCGCCCTCGTGGACAACCACGTCGGGGGCTGGGAAACGCTCGCCCGGCTGGAATGGGCCATGATCGAGTACAACTGCAGTTTTTTCGGGAACGGGCTGAACTCCGATACCCTCGCCGCCCTGGTGGAGAAAGCCCGTCCGTTGATTTCGCAAATGTTGACGGCTTTATCGGCGCAATCGTCGCCAGCCGACAAGCCAGCCTCCGAGAACTAGCCACGGTCTACACGCTTGAGGAGGCGTTTGACCTTTTCGAGATCGTGATGACCACCCGGATTAACGAGTATTTGGCCCACGAGCACGCGAACCGCAAATAATGGGCATCCTCGACACCTTCTATATCCTGTTCGATACCGACGCCAAAAAGGCCGAGCGGGAAATGGCCGAGGTGCGCCGGGAAGGTGAGCGCACCGCCGACGCGATCGACGACAGTGTGCGCGGTGCGCGCAAGCTGGCGCCCGCACTGGACAAGGCGGCGGACAATGCCGGGCGGCTGGGGCGGTCGTTCCGGGGCATCGCGGGGCTTGCCGCCGGGATCTTTGCGGGTATCGGGGCGGCTAATCTCGCCGGGGGGCTGCTGGCCGCATCCGAGGGATATACCCGGTTCGGCAACTCGCTACGCATCGCCGGGCTTGAGGGCGAGGCGTTGCTGCGCGTTGAGAACGCCCTGTTCGCGTCGTCCAAGCGCAACGGCGTCGAACTTGAAGGGCTCGGCACCCTGTATAGCCGCGTGGCCTCTGCGGCGTCCGAACTGGGCGTGAGCGAGGCCGAGGTGCTGCAGATGACCGACGCGGTGTCGGCGGCAATCCGCGTGCAGGGCGGCAACGCCAGTCAGGCCAGCGGGGCGATGCTGCAGCTCTCGCAGGCGCTGGGCGCCGGCACGGTGCGGGCCGAAGAGTTCAACAGCATCATGGAGGGGATGTTGCCCCTCCTGCAGGCCGCCGCGTTCGCCTCGGACAAATACAAGGGGAGCGTCGCCCGGCTGCGCGCCGACGTCCTCGCGGGCAACGTCACCTCGCGCGAGTTTTTCGACCTGATCACGGCGGGCACGGAATACCTCAACGACAAGGCGGCCAAGGCGCCGCTGACCGTGGCCCAGTCCATGACGTCGCTGCGCAACAGCGTCGGTGTCGCAATCGGACGGCTTGATCAGGCGTGGGGGGTCACGCGGCGTCTGGCGGCCGGACTTGCGTGGATGGGCGAGAACCTCGAGGTGGTCGGCGTCGCGTTCGGGGTGGCGGGCACGATCATCACCGCCTCGTTCCTGCCCGCCATCTGGTCGGCCGCTGCGGGCGTGCTGGCCGCGACCTGGCCGATCCTCGCCATCATCGCCGCTGCAGCCGCCCTCGGCGTGGCCTTCGCGCTCGCCTATGACGACGTCAAGGCGTTCCTGTCGGGGCAAGACAGCCTGATCGGCAATCTCATGGAGCGGTACGGTTGGTTCCGGGCCACGATCAACGGGCTGGCCGTCGTGTTCCGGGTGCTCGGTCGCATCGTCGGCGCGGTGTTCGGCTTTATCTGGCGCGAGGGCGGTCGGCTGGTCGCGGCGCTCGTGTCGTATTTCCGGGGCTGGTATGCCGTCGCCGCGCCGATCTTCGGGCTGCTGCGCGACATTGCGGTGGCCGTGTTCCGGGCCATCGGCAACGTCTTCATGTCGGTTGTCGGCCCGTGGTTGCCCTTCCTGCGCGTCGTGTTTGACCTGATGGTTCTGGGGTTCCGGGCGGTCGGGCAGGTGTTCGGCGCCGTGTTCCGCGCCATCGGCGACTGGTGGGACCGGGTGTTCGGGCGCATCGTGCGGGGCCTGAACATCGTAGTGAACGGGGCGCGGCGCCTGCTGGGCATGGAGGTCAGCGAGAACGCACAGGCCGCCGCGTCCGGGGTCGGTATCGGCCAGCGCCAGCTATCCGCCGCGTCCACGTCGCCCTGGGCCGCCCAGACCAGCAGCAGCGTCTCGACGAGCAACAGCAGCCGCAACACACAGGTCAATATGGGCGGCGTGAACATCACGACCGGCGCGAACCCGGCCGACATTCCGAACGCCCTGAAAAACACCTACAGTGACGCCGTGTTCCAGTTTGACGACGGGGTGGCTCGATGACCCTGACCGCGACCAGCACCGAGGAAGCCACCGCGACCGTCGACGTCGTGGCCATCCGCCGCGCCGATACGGGCGAACAGGTGTTTGCGGGCGCGCGGCCCATGAACGCCAACGTGTACGAGGTCGCCAAGGCGCTAGAGCACCCGCTCGAGGACGGCGCGACGATCATAGACCATCTGGTATTTCAGCCGGTCGAGATCGAAATGCCGCTGATGGTCACGGGCGACGCGGCGGCCGACGTGTACGACGAGATCCGGCAACTGTTCCTGGCCGGTGCGCTGCTGACCGTGCAGGCCAAGGCGCGGACCTACGACAATATGCTGATAGTCGCCGTGCCGCATGACGAGCGGCCCGAAGAGTTCGACGCCCTGACGATCGGCCTGCAACTGCGCGAAGCGATGTTCGTGGCCAGCACCTACGGCGGCGCCGTGGTCGTGGCGCCCGCCCCGGCTCCCGCCGCACCCGCAACGCGCGCCCCTGCCGCCCGCGTGGCCACCTCGCGCCGGGGCGCCCAGCAGACCACGCCCGCACCGGCCCCCGCCGAGGAACGCGGCTCAATCCTTTTCCGGGCGTTCGGCCGATGAGAACCATCCCGCTAGAGGCCATCCCGAACCAAGCGTTTACCGTGCGGGTCGGCGACCAGTCGTTCGGCCTGCGCATCAAAGAAGCGAACGGCGTGATGGTCGCGGACGTCTCGGTCGGCGGCGTCGAGATCCTGTCAGCGGTGCGTCTGTGCGCCGGCACGCCCGTCATCCCCTACCAATACCTGACCGGCGCGGGCAATTTCGCGCTGCTGACCGATGGCGGGGCGCTCCCCGACTACCGCGAATTCGGGGTCACGCAAACGCTGGTCTATGCAGGGCCCGATGAGCTCGCTTGACCCCCGCCTGCTGCGTGTCGGCATTGAAGTCGACGGCGAGGTGCGCGTCTATGACGAGCGGTTCGATATCCGCGTGTCCGGGACAAAAATGGCGAGCGCCGCGCAAAACGAGTGCGAGGTCACGATATCGAACCTCAAGCGGGACGTGCGCAACTACCTGCTGACCGAGACCAGCCCGTTCAATCCGAACCGCACGCCCAAGCGCCTGTACGTGGACGTGGGCCGCGTTTCGACCGGGCTGCAGCGCATCTTTGTCGGGGAGATCACGCAGTCCGCGCCGTCGCAGCCGCCCGATATCGGCCTGACGCTCAAGGCCCTGACCGGCGCATATGCCCGTGGCCTCGTCATCGCCCGCTCGGGCCTTGCGCAAGAGGCGTTGTCGGCCATCGCTGCCCGGGTCGCTGCGGACCTTGAGGTGCGGCTGGATTTCCAGGCCACGGACAAACAGATCGGCAACTATGCGTTCAACGGCAACGCCCTGGCGCAGGTCAACGCGCTAGAACTGGCCGGGGGCGTCGACGCCTATGTAGACGACACGACGCTGGTGGTGAAGGACCGCGACGCGCCGCTGCCTGAACGCGTCAAGGTGTTGTCCGCTGCGTCCGGCATGGTCGGCGTGCCCGAGGCGACCGAGCGGGGCGTCAAGGTCACGTTCCTGCTGGACCGCGACACGGTGCTGGGCGGACGGCTCGACCTCGAGAGCGAGATCAACCCCGCCATGACCGGCCAATACACGATCTACTCGCTGGGGTTCGAGGCCGCATCGCGCGAGACGCCCTTCTATTGGACCGCCGAGGCGTCCCGCAACGGCTACGTGCCGCCGGAGTAGCTAGCCCCCGCGCCCGCCTTGCGCTACATCTGCGGGCATGACGAACGCCCCGCCCAGCGCCAATCCTGCCGACGTCGGCTCGCTACAGGGCCTGCTGCGCGTGTTCGGTCAGAAACTCGCCCAGAATACCGACGACATGCTGCCCGCCCGGGTCGTGGCCTATGACCGCGCCACGAACCGGGCGACCGTGCAGCCGCTCGTGCAAATGGTCACGACGCAGGGCGAGCGCATCGCCCGGGCGCAAATCCCGTCCGTGCCGGTTTTCCAGTATGGCGGCGGGGGCTTCGTCATCGCCTTCCCGCTCGCGCCCGGGGATCTCGGGTGGATCAAGGCGTCTGACCGCGATATCGGCCTCGTGCTGCAAACCCTGGGCGAGGCCGAACCGAACACGGCCCGGACGCACAGTTTTCAGGACGGTATGTTTTACCCGGACGTGCTGCGCCAGTGGACGCTCGACGAGGCCGACGCCGACCGCCTCGTGATCCAGAGCACGGACGGGGCCACGCGCATCGCAGTCGGGGCGGATATCGTCGCCGTGACCTCCTCGGGCTCCGTCACCGTCGAAGCCGAGGGCCTTGAGGCGACCGTGTCAACCGCCAATATCGCCGCCAGCACAGCCATCAACCTGACCTCCCCAACCGTGACCGTGACGGGCAACCTGGTCGTCACCGGCACGTTGTCCGCTGCGGGTGGCATTACCGGCGCGGGCGGGCTAGAGTTCGAGACGCACACGCACGGCGGCGTCACCGCCGGGGCGGCCAACACAGGGGCGCCGAACCCATGACGCTGACATTTGCCGTCACCGCCGACAACGACCTTGCCGTGGCCGAGAACGGGTCGCTCGCCCTGTTGCAAGGCGACCCGGCCATCCTGCAGACCTCAATCCATGCCGCCCGGGTGCGGCGCGGCGAGTGCGTGCTGGACGCCCCGCGCGGCATCCCGTTCGCCACGACCGCATGGGCCGGCGTGCCCGACGTGCAGCGGTTCGTCGCCGCCCTTCGCGCGCAGCTATTGGCGGTTGAGGGGGTCGCGTCTATTGTGTCGCTCACGACGCGCCGGGCGGGCAACACCCTCCGATACGTCGCGTCTCTTCGCACCGTCAACGGCGAGCTCGTGACCCTCAATGGCTGACTACGGCTATATCACCTCGACCGGCACGGTGTTCCCCGACACGGCGGATATCCTCGCCGAGGTTCAAGCGGACTGGCGCGCGGCGTTCGGGCAGGACTTGATCGTCACGCCGGACACCCCGCAAGGCGTCATCATCACGCTGCAGACGCTCGCCCGGGACGCCTTGGTGCGCAACAACGCCGCACTGGCCAACCAGATCAACCCGAACCTTGCGGGCGGCATTTGGCTTGACGCCATCTGGGCGCTGACCGGCGGGGCGCGCGTGCTGGCCACGCGGTCGATCGTGCGCGAGGTCACGGTGGCGGGGGTGCCCGGTGCGCTTATCCCCCAAGGCTCGCAGGCGCGCGTCGGCGAGGACGGGGCGCTGTTCGAGACAACCGGGGCCGTGACCCTCAACTCGCTCGGGCAGGGCCTCGCCACATTCCGCAGCGTCGAGTTCGGGCCGATTGGCGCGGCGGCCGGTGCGCTCGATACGATCGTCACGCCCGTGCTGGGGTGGGAAACGGTCACGAACCCCACGCCCGCCGAGCCCGGCACCACGACCGAGAGCGACGAGGCCAGCCGCGCACGCCGCCGGGTCACGCTGGGCGCGCAAGGCGTCGCCCTGCCCGAGGCGATCCTGGCCGCCGTCTGGAATGTCGCCGACGTCACGTCCGTCGTGTTCCGCGAGAACGTCACCGACGCGCCGCTGGTCATTGAGGACCAGACGCTTGACCCGCACAGCATCTATGTGTGCGTCGATGGCGGGCTGGACAGCGAGATCGCCGCGGCTTTGCTGGCGAACAAGAGCCTCGGCGCCGGATGGAATGGCACGACCGACGTGGACGTGGTCGACCCCGCGTCCGGCCAGACCTACACCGTGTCATTCCAGCGGCCCGACGCTGTGCCGATCTTCGCCGCCGTGGACGTCAAGGTGCTGGGCCCGGGCGGCGATCCGGCCGCCACCGTGCGCGAGGCCATCGTGGCCTATGCGGCGGGCCTGCAGGAAGGCGAGGCGGGCTTGATGATCGGTCAGGACGTATCGGCTTTCGAGTTCGCGGGGGCGGTCAATCGCGCCGCACCGGACCTCTACGTCTCGAACGTCGAGATCGGCCTTGCGCCCGGAACGCTGGCTACGACGCCCATCCCCATTACGATCAGCGAGCGCGCCCAGGTGATCGGCGGCAACATCGTCGTGAACGTGACCTGATATGGCCGCGATCCAGCCTTTCGACCCCGGCGCGGATCTCCAAAGCGCCCTGCTATGGCAGTACGAGGCGGCGACGGGCCTGCGTAGCATCGTCGAGGCCGAACAGGCGTGGTTCGACGCCAACCAAACCCAGTTCTGGTCGGACTGGTATCGGGACGTGTTCGACCTGCGCACGGCCAACGATTTCGGCCTGTCCGTCTGGGCCATCATCCTCGACCTGCCGCTGCTGGCCTATGCGCCGGCGACCGGCGACCGGCCCGTGTTCGGGTTCGGTGAGTTCAACCTGAACTTCTATCAAAGCAATTTCGGCCGCGACAACGACGCGGCCTTGCAGCTCTCGACCGAACAGCGGCGCCTGGCGCTGCGCCTGCGCTATTTCCAGCTCACGACGCGAGGGGCCGTCACCGAGATTAACGCCTTCCTCGCCTATCTCTTCGGCGACGAGGGGGACGTCTATGTTCTGGACGGCGAGGACATGACGGCCACGTACGTCTTCACCTTCCCTCCGAACGCGGCGCTGCTGTTCGTCCTGCAGAACTTCGACCTGTTGCCGCGCCCGGCTGGCGTACGCATCAATATCCTGATAAATCCGGCTGACCGTTTCGGGTTCGCGCCCTATTATCTGAATTTCGACAACGGCAACTTTGGTGAGAGCGAATGAGCACGCAAAAGTTTTTCAAAGTCGCCTTTGCCGCCAGCGGCGATATTTCGCCCATTCCCGACGCGGCGCAAATTGATGGCTCGATCAGCTACACCGAGGGGTATGGCCTCGACTACGAGCTGGACCCGACCAGCGACCCGGACGCCAAGCGCATCGAGCGCACCAAGTTCAACGACCTGCTGCGCGACGTGACGCTGAATATCCAGCAGTACCAGTACTACGGAAACCCCGAATTCATCACCACCGCTCAGAACGGCGGCACGCCGGTCAGCTACGCCAAGGGCGCAATGGTCAACTACGACACGGGCGGCGGGGTTTTCCAGCTCTACACCTCCCTCGTGGCCAACAATACCGTGCTGCCCGGGTCGGACCCGACCAAATGGCGCGCGACCGACCCGTGGTCGGACAGCCTGATCGCCACCGCGGCCGATTACGTCACCCCGTCCAGCAACGCCCTCGTGACCTCCCCGGGCCGTCTGGCCACGGCGACGCGAGAGGGGCGCCTGACCTACGCCGCCGCGACCCGGTCGTCCGCCGCGTACTCGCTGACGCTGCCCGGTGCGGCCTTTACGCTCGTCGCCGGGGCGCAAGTCGACTTCACCGTGCCGGACGCTTCGCCGGCCGGGCCGCTGACGCTCAAGGTCGGCGCGCTCGCGACCGTGGCGTTGCAGACCAACGCCCAGACCGACCCGGCGGCGGGCGACCTGCAGGCGAACCGCGTCTATACGGCCCGCTACAATGGCACGGCGTGGCTGATCACGCAGGCGTTGCCGTCGCAGCTCACGCCGCCCCTGGCGCTGCCCGACCGGCTCGCAGCGACCACGGCGAGCGTTGCCGCCTCAACCGATCTGAACACCGCCCTGTCGAACGGCTGGTATCGGGCCGCTGCGGGCGTGACCAACGGCCCAAGCGCCCTGTCAGCCGTCGCTCTGCAAATCGAGGTCAGCGCGACCGACAGCAACAACGTCTCGCAGATCGCCCGCGCCCAGACCGGCGTGAGCGAGACCACGACCAGCACGTACCAGCGGTTCCGCATCGCCGGGACGTGGGGCCCGTGGTTCCGCGTGTACTCCACGGCAACCGAGATCCAGCGCATCGCCATCGAGCCGGGCTTTTACGGCTTCACCGCCGGCCCTTCCGCGCCGAACGGGTGGCTGGTCGCTAACGGTCAGGCCGTGAGCCGCACCACGTACGCCGCGCTGTTCGCCGTGATCGGCACGCTGTACGGCGCCGGCAACGGCACCACCACGTTCAACGTGCCCGACCTGGTCACCCGATTCCTGCGCGGCGGCACGCCGGACGGCACGCAATATGCCGATACGGTCGGGCCGCACCTTCACCAGGTCAATCCGCCGCCCCGCAACTCCGAGGGCGGGTCGGGCTACACCGTCACGGGCGGAACCGGAACGGGCGAATCGCTGTTTGCGTATAACACCGAGCTCGGCTTTACCGGGTCGGAAACCGCGCCCAAGCACATGCTGGGCCTGCCGCTGATCAAATACTAGGAGACCGCCCCATGCTGCACGCTCAAGACTTCCCCGCACCGCCCCCGCCGCCTCCCCCGCCACCGCCCCCGCCCCCGCCGCCGGACGAGCAACCCACCGTCCCCTAGTGAGCTGGCTGGGCGCCCTGTGTCTGCTGGCGGTCGTGTCGACGTCTTTCCGGGCGTCGTCGCGGCTGTTTGCGGCTTTGATTTTTGTTCACTGGGCGTCTGCACAGTTCGTCTGGCGCGTGTTCGGCGACGCCATCTATCTCTACGTCATGCCGCGGGATCTGGCGCTCGGCGCGCTGGCCGCGTGGTTCGCTTGGCAGCGCCCGACGTGGTCACGCGTCGTCATCGTCGTGTGCGTTTTTTGTATGTCGATAGCGCACGTTGCGCACTGGACGCTATACGCGCGGGGTGTGTATGCTGGGGAGGAATATCTCTTCGTTCTGGAAGCCCTGTTCGTGACCATGTTAGCCGCACAAGGGGCGTTCCTTGGCCGTCCTGTTATCCGTTCTCTGCGTCGCCGGGTGGTTGCCCGTCGTGGCGTTCCTGACCTGGTTGGAGCGAAAAGACGATGATCGCAGACGCGCTTCCGATCGGCTTGGCCTTTGCGATGCTGGTCCAGACGGCCGCAATCGCGTTTTGGGCCGGGCGGATGACGCAGCGTCTGACTGCCGTGGAAAAGATCGCCGGGGATAGCGAAAAGGTCACGCGGTTGGTCGTCGAAATGGAGCACGCGACGGCCGGCATCGAGCGTCTCGAACACCAGATGGAAAACGTGCAGCGCCAGCTTGCCAACATCGCAACCGGACGTATGGGGCAGTCCGGGGTGCTCCCGTGACCCTCGATCGCATTGCGTGGTTCGTCGGGGAGATTGCTCGCCCTCTCGCCATCATCGTCTCGTCAGTCTCGGCCAGCACCGCAAGCGTTGTGATGGCCTTTCGGGTCGCGGACGGCTCGGACGGCTCGCTGCTGGCCGGGGCGATCTGGCTGGGCGTCTCGGTCATCATGGGCGCCAAGGCCGCCGAAGAGTTCGGTAAAAACCGCAACGCCGCGAAGGTCCAGGTCGCCAAGGCCGCCGAGCGTGAGCCGGGCCGCGACTAGCCCTTCCGATACCGCCGACCGCGCCAGCCGCCCGCCGCACGGATAGGCCACGGGCGGCCCCCCGCATCGTGCGCCCAGTCAGGCATCGTGGCCATGATGCGCTCGAATTCCTCTAGCGAGCCGGTGCCCTGCGGAACCTCGGCGAGGATCTCGTCGTACACGTGCAGGACGGTCGGGTAGCCCGCCATGCGCAGGTTGAGGATCGCGTGCCGCAGAATGTCGTGCGCCGTGGCCTGGACGATATTCTCTGTCAGCCGGCCGCCATACGTCTCCATGGGCCCCCAGCCCATCGGCCCGTACTTGGGGTTGCTGTTCCACGTCATATAGACGATCGACAGCTCGTCGGGCCGGCGCTGCGACGGATAGAGGCGGGGCGAGTGGTAGGTCAGCTCGCGGCCGGACAGCAGCGTCACTATGAGCGCCTGCGGGGCCGCGCCATTCACCCCCGTGTGAATGGTGGTTCCGGGCGACCCGTCCCCTGTCGCCGGGCGGTGGGGCATGTCGCGCAGCTCAAACTTAACGCCGCGCCAGTCGTACACGGCGCCGGGGTTCTGGATCGCCGCGATCGCCATACCCTCGTAACCGAACAGCTCGGGGCGCCGGTCGCGGTCCCACGGGAGGCCCCGGAACTGGCCGCCCCACAAGTCCACGATGGCGGGGCTGGCCGCGCGCCAGGCGAGGATTTGCGCCTTGATCACGTCGTCCGGCTCGGTGCTGCCGAACGCCTTGTACGAGCCTATCCATCCGCCGAAGCCGCAAGCCAATTCCGAAACCTTACCGATATGCTGGCGATCCGGGTGGTGCTCGCCGTGCGCGGCGTGATAGGCGAGGTACTCGTCGAGCGAACGCCCCGTGATCTTGCTGGCCCCGACCAGATATATCGGGTCGCCGTTGTGGAACGCGTCGATACGCCATTGCTCCCCGGCCAGCATGGCGATGACCACGGCCTCGATCGCGCTGTAGTCGCTGGCGATCAGATCCATGCCGGGCCCGGCGACGAACAGCCCGCGCAGGCACCCCGATATGCAGGACAGCGCGTCGCCGAAATACCACTCGACCAGTTGCAGCGAGCGCGTCGCCATGATTTCCAGCACGGGGTCGACGGCCTCGGCGGACCATTTGCCCTTGCGCGCCCCCGCCGCGTCCGCGCCGCACCACGGGCAGACGTCGTGACCTCGGCGGAACGGGCGGCGACAGGCGCACCAGTTGAGCGACGGGCCCTCGCGCGGGAGGTTGAGCGGTTGAGGGCCTTCGCCTGTCGGACGCCCCGTGCGCGCGCCGTGGTGGATAATGAGGTTCTGCAGCCGGTCGTTGCGGTTCGCCTGGTGCTCCATAGCGTATAGCTTTTTGACGCTGGCGGACCCTATGAGCTGGCGGATTTCCAGCGCCCGGCGCGCGGCGTACTGGCCGCCCGGGGGGTGCGGGGCCATGCGGGCGAGCGCCTCGTCGATGGCCGCCTCGTCCATGCTGGCCATCTGGACGCCCTGCGCGGCCAGCCAGCCCCGCGTGGCCTGCAACTGCGTCGGGTCCAGCCCGCCCGTGAGGGTGCGGAATTCCGCGCCGTACAGGTCGAGCGCCTGTTCGAGGACGGACATACAGTCGCGCAGGGCGGGGCGGTCAATGGCGATGCCGCGCCGGTTGATTTCCTGATCGACCAACCAGAACACCGTTTCGGCGTCCGACATGGGCGGCGTGGCCTCCGATGCGGCGCGTTCGGCGAGCACGTCCTGGTCACAGTACGCCCGGTACGCCTCGAATTGTACGGGATCCTCGTCGGGCCGGATGCGTCGGCGCGGGTCTTTTTTCGTCGGGTCGCGGGGCATCGAAAACACCTTCATCAGGCGCGTGCCCTCTTTGTCCTTTCCGGGCGTGCCGAGCACGGCGGCCAGATTGCCCAGCGCGCCGGGCAGGGAGGCCACACGGGCCTTAGCCGCGCTGCACCGCAACTGGTTGACGTAGGGCGCGAGCGACGGCCAGCCGTAACGGGGCACGCACACGTTCTCCCACACGAGATATTCGAACATCAGGTTGTGCGCCTCGAGCATCCCGCCCCGCGCGAGGTGGTCGAACAGCGGCGTGGGGTTCGGCTCGCCCGGTCGCCAGCGCCGCACGCCCTGACCATCCGCCAGGTCGTACGATGCGGTCAGCACCTCGGCGGTCGGGTGCTCGGTATAGACCGCCGTACCCACGACGGGCAGGCCCTTGGACCGTGCGCCCTGGGGCGCTTCGTGCTTGCCGGTCGCGGGGTTGAAATTGTAGCCCGCGGCAGAAAATGTCTCAAAATCTAGGGCGGGGAGGGTCACGCGGGGTAATATCGCCAGTGGCGCGGCCAAACCGTGTCGGGCATCCGCAAAATCTTGCCGTTGCGCAGCGCCCGTTTCACTTCGCGGGCGAGCGGGGTTCCGGCGTCAATCGCCAAGCTGGACAGACCGTTGCGCCGGATGTGCTCCTTGGCGAAAAGGTCGGTGAGGGTCGGCTCGGTCATCCTACTCGCTCCCGATCCAGCGCGGCACGCCCGTCGTATCGACGCCGTCCGCTTCGATTTCCCACCAAGTCGTTGTCGGAACGCTCGTGCCGCTGTAGCGCAGCAGCCGAACGAACCCGCCCGCGTGACCTGCGTAAATGTGCTCGCCGCGCCGGTACACCTTGGCCTGGCGAAACACCCCGCCGCGTGTGCGCAGGATCACGGCGCCCTCGGGGATCTCATGGAATAGCTGCACGGCTGGTCTCCTGCGCTGCGTTGAGGGCGTGGCGTATCAGATTAGGCAAGGCGCCGTGGCGGGAGCAGACAAAGAACCGCGCGGCGTTTTTGCGGGCCTTCGCGCCGCATTTCGGACAGTGGGCCATCGAGGCAATCCTTAAGGGAAACTCGGCGGCGGGGGCCTTCGTTCTCAAATCCCGTGGCCCGGGCCGCCTCGTTCCTTATGTCCATAGGACATTAGACAGCGCGCGAATGCGCGCTGTCGCTGGCCGCTTCCCTGGGATTGAGAACAGAGGAGTACGGCCAGCAATGCGCAAAGTCAGGTTCCGGGCTTCTGCGCCCCGCCCGCCGGGGGCGCCGGGTCGAACGTCGTTTTGGTATGGACCGGGCCCATCGTCAGCAGGGCGATCCCCTCGAGGTCCGGGTTATGCTCTTTCAGCTTGGCGGCCAGCTCGCGGCGCTTCGCCTGTTTGTCGGCGGCGGCAATGCGCCCGAGCACCTCTTGCTCTTGCGCTTTCAGGTCGTCGATGAACTTTGTGTCGACCTTGCCGACGACCCAGCGCATCGTCTCGCCGCTGTCGAAATTCACGTCGAGGTCAACCTCCGTAACCTTGCCGATCGTATAGCCCCACCGGGTGTCCGTGGGGATGGTCACGAGGTCGCCGGGCGCAATGTCCGCGTCGATGGTCTTGAACGATTTAATCTCGCGCGGCACGTCTTTTCCGCGCGCGTCAATAGTTTTGTCATACGCGACGGCGACGCAGCGCACGTTCTCGTTGACGAGGAAAATAGCGGTCGAGAGGTTCATAGTGCGGGTTCCTTCCTCGGTGGTGGCGGGCCGCACGGTGCGGCCCGCCAGGGTGGTCAGGCGGCCATATAGCCCGAGGCGACCAGTTGCGTGTCGGTCCATCCGGCGGCGATATACGCCTCGTACGTGACCCCGTTCGCAGCGGGGAGCATGGCGCGCACCGGAGCGGCGGGGGCCGGGGCCGGGGCGGGTGCACTCGGCATGACCGGGGCGGGCGCGGACAGCGGAGCGGCACCGGGCGGGAGCGCCGCGCCAGAGCCGCCGAACGCCTCGGCCGCGCTGGGCCCCGACGTCTGGATGATCTCTTGACCCTCGGCGCGGACGCAGATCATGCCGAGATTGACGTACACGCCGGGCCGCTGGGCGTTAGTGTTGCCCGTGATCGTGCCGTTGACCTGAATGAACCAGCCCGCCTTGCAATCCCGGGTCTCAACGAACGTGCCGGGCGACGCCTCGCGGAACACGCCGGGCGCACCGATGCTGGCGCCGCGCGAGTATTTGACGACCCAGTGGCCCGCAAAGCCCTCACGGTCGGACCACCTTTTGCCGGACTGGTCGATGCCGTCGCCGTCCGTGACCTTGAAGCTGAACTGCGGATGCGAGCACACGCCGCCTTGGAACAGGTGCGGGAAGGCCCGGGCCGCCTCGTCGCGGATCTCGGCGAGGTGTTTTCCGACCGGCGACCCCGTGGCGATCTCGGCGTCCATGGTCGTAACGCCCGGGCTCTTGGGATAGGCCACGGCGATGAAAAACTGCGGGTTCGGCTGGCCGGCGTTCGGGCCCGTCTTAACGGTGCGAAGCGCGCCGTTCTGGTCCTTCTCGCTCGGTTTGAACGCGTCGCCCTGGACCAGTCGGCCAATCGGGGCGGTAAATGGGGTGTTGGGGTTGGTCATCCAAATGCCTTTGCTGCTGCGTTGTCGTCGCGGGCGGTCAGCTTGGCCGCGCCGCTAGGACGTTCCGTGTAAGCGGCTATGACGGTCGCGTCAAGCCCTGCTGTGCGTGCCTGTGCGGGCGTGATCGGTTCGGCGGGTTTGCGCACGTCCACGCCCATCAAGTCGCCCAGTGCGAACACCTCGTCAGCGGGACGAACCCACCGTTCGCGGGCCTTGCCGTGCGTGATCTCGAAATGCGGGACGTTGACGCCCTGGCGGATTGTGGCCATCGCCGTCGCCTCGACCGCGTCGACATGGGCGTTGAGCCGTTGCTGCGCGGCCTTGAGGTTGCGCAGGTGCAGCCCGAGCGCGGCGGGCGGAAGGTCACGCGGCACTGCGGCGCCCGCCATGTCGACCACGTTGAGCGCGACGGCCTGTGCGGCGGGGCACCCGGCGTTCGCCAGACAGTAGCGGCAATGCTCGCCCGTCTGTGTCGGCGGGTTCGGGCCTTGCGCTACCTCGGCCATGCGCGCCAACACCTCAATCTCGGCCCAGCATACCGGCCCGGTCGTGTCCCATCGCCGCACCGGCCCGTCCGCGTCGTAATTGCGCGGCTGGACGACGCGGATGCTCACGGCGAGGTCCGCCACGTCTTCGGCGGTCAGCTCGTACGCCTCGAACACCCCGGCGACATAGGCGAGCATTTGGGCGTTCCCGAACGGCTCGACGTAGCCGTGGCCGTACTTGTAATCCCAGACCACGAGGCGCTTGCCTGCCAGGTCCAGCATGTATGCGTCCGGCGTGCCCTCACAGGTCGGATGGATCAGCCCGTGCATGGTCAGCTTCGTCTCGACCCCCATAGCGTGCGGCGTTGGCCCGGAGCGTATGGCCGTCTCGCGCATCACGTCGTCCACAAAGCACTGGCCGCACTCGACCATTTCCTCGTCGATCGGGTGGCCGTTCGGCGCGAGCGTACCGACCGGGTGGACGCGGCCCTGCACCGCCTCGGTCACATAGAAGTGGGCCGCCGTGCCTTCGCGCGCTTTCGGGCTGTCTTCGTCCTCGGGATAGAGCGCCTCGAGGACGTGCGACCCGGCGCATTTCGACCAGATCGGCGCACTGGACGGTCGGAGGGTGGTTTGGGTCATGCCCCCAGCTCCCGCAGATGCTCGACGAACCGGGGCACGAGGTGCGCGTTCGCCGTGGCGGCCAGTTCACGCATGGCACCCAGCCCCAGCTTGTCCGTCACGATGGCGAGGGTGTCCGCCGTCGTGATCTTGCCCGCCGCCTGCGCCGCCGTGGCCATTTGCATCGCCTGGGCGAACGTCACGTCACCCGAGGGGTCGGGGGAAGAGACCGGCGGGGCCGGCGAAGCGGCGGGCGCAGGTGGCGCGGGCGGGGTAGCAGCGACAGGGGCCGGGGGGCTCGTGGGGCCCTCCGGTGCGGGGGGAGGCGGGGGCGGTGCGACGGCGGGGGCGGTGCTGCCCGCTTCGGGCGGGGCGACCAGACCGCCCTC